TGTCCCGTTTGTGCTAACGCCATTAAGCATCACAGTAATCCGCTTCACCCAAGCAGGCAATCCTGTAAAGTCAATGCTTGCACCTGATGTGCTGGCAACAGCAGTGCCAGAGGTAATCCCCAGTACCACACCTGAGTTGATCGTGACGCTTGCTGAACCATCGATTATTGTGCTCATGATTTAACCCTCGTACATTATGTTGATTGAACCAGCATCGAATGTGTCAGTGCCGTTGACGGTGGTGATGCGGACAGCGGTAAGAGTTGCACCTAATGAAACACTACCTGCGCCACCACCACCGCCAGCGGTATTAGATAAATATATTGTTCCAGCATACACCCAATTGTTTCCCGTAATATTTGTGATTGTTGCGCTTCCATGCAACACATTAGCCGCTGTTGGTTGACCAATAACACCGAATCCTGTTGTTTGATTAGTGATGGAGTTTGCGCTATTAACTGCGCCAAGATACCCAGATGTTGTGTATGTTGTTGAACCTGTGCCCAATTGAACAAGCACAAAACTTGTGCCACTTGTGCTTACACCTTGAAACATCACAGTAATTCTTTCAACCCATGCAGGAATAGCTGTGAAGTCAATACTTGTACCGCTGGTAGATGCAACAGCAGTGCCTCTCACAATCCTCTGCATCTGCGCCCGTGACGCATTGCTGTCAGTCCCAAAGAATTGACCGTTGTATTCAATGTTGCCAGCGGCTGCTGTACCAATCAGCGTGTCAGAAGTTAAAACAAGTATTGACATGATTAGGCTTTCAAGTTTCTGAGTTGTTCAGTTGTTGTGCATGAATCTGCCAGCTTGGTGATGTCACGCAGTCTTTGCTTTTCAGCCACGATTGCTGTGGTGTCCGCGCCTGTTTCTAGTGCTCTTTGAAACGCAACATCTTGTGCCACTAACAAAGGCTCTCGTTCCATCCGCAGACGGTCTTTGGTAATTTCTTTGGCTTTGGTTAAATCAACGGTAATCATGCTTTCACCTCCGCGCCAGTAAAGTCAGCAGTCCAAGCATTGCGAAACTCACGGTCTGTTGGAATGTCAGATGCGTCAACAATGCGGTAAGGCTTGCCACTTGGAATATCTTTCATTGCCGCTTCAACAGTTTCAGCAGGGACAATGATGGCAACACCATCGTCAGTTGGGTAAATGATTCTTGAGTTCATAATGTCACCTTATCTAAAAACTGCAACAAGTGTCATTAAACTGTCAGCCGCACCATTATCGTGATACCTTGTAACAAATCGTGCAGAACCTGTAGCAAATGTGGCTGATTGAGGAGATGCCATCATTCCAGCGTTATCACCATTACCGCAACTGGCTACAAATGAATAATCCGCATCAGCCATTGCAGTTGTAAAGTTAACTGTGTAATTGCCAGTACCATTATCAGTAATACTCGACACATTAAATGACGCACGAATGGCAACAGTACCAGTGCCGTTAAAGTTTACCCAAGCACGACACACACCCACAGTCGAATCAGCTAGCACAGTGCCTGTGGTAGCTGGCAAAGTCAGCGTATTTGTACCAGCAACAGCAGGCGCTGATACTGTGATAGCCCCGCTGGTGTCTCCTGAAATAATTACTGATGACATATTTTTCCTTTAGGTCAAAGCACAACCCACCTTGCACCACTTGGAATGGTGACGGTGATGCCGCTGTTTACAGTTATTGGGCCAACGCTGTGTGCGCTGGTTGATGTGCTTAAAGTGTAGTTTGTTGTCACGGTGCGCGTGTTCTCAAAGAACACCGTATCAGCACCGCCACCAGTTGCACCGCCACCCACTGAAGTCCATGCAGTACCGTTATACCCTTCAAATCTGCTTAAATCAGTATTGAATCGCAACTGACCATTGGCGGCAGATGCAGGACGCTGTGCTGTCGTGCCTTGCGGTATTCTCCAAAAATCTGTAACTGTTGAACCAGCAGACAAAGATCCAGTGCTTGCTATTCGCAATGCCTCCTGTGCAGAAACATCTCCAGCCACATTATCAGCAGTGCCAAACACCATTGCAGTATCTGGTGTTGTGGATTCTGAAACAACTTGAATGAAACCTTTAACGCCAGCGCCTGGTGTGCTTGCATCACTTCCATACCACTCAATCGTACCTATGGGCTGATTGGCCGTTGCACTCGTATCTGTATCAGTAAACCGCAAACGATTCTTGGCACTTGCAGATGCATAAATTGTTGTTGATCCAACGGTTTGTGCGGCACTGACAGTGTAAGTTCCCGCGCCACCAGTACCTGTGCCAAGTGCAGTGATGTAAGTATTCGCAAGAACATTAGCGCCCCAAATATACTGGCCAACTGCAAATGTTCCAGCGATTGTTCCACCAACTGTTAAGGTTGTTCCAGAAATCGTTGATGCAGTGCCACTTGCATCTTGATTCATTGACGCTGAAAAAGTAACTTGCGAGTTAATTGTTCCGGTCATTGACAGCGTACCGGCCACCGCCAATGTCTTACCTGATCCAATGTTCAAGCCAACTGATGTGCCTGTACCGGCAGCGGCAAAGACGGCATCAACACTATCCAAATCGGTGTTAATTTTGCTTCCCCAAGTGTCAGTACTTGCACCTACTTCTGGCTTTGTCAGCAATAGGTTTGTGGTGGTGGTATCTGCCATTCTTAAATCCCCTTACGCGGCTTCTTGCCAAGTGATTGAATTGTCTTCTAAATCAGACCAATTTTCTGAGGTGTCTGAAACTGGTGTCCAAGATTCCGAGGAATCTGTCACCGGAGTCCAGCTTTCCGAATTATCTGACTGTGCGGTCCATGACTCTGGCGTGTCAGGCACAGCGCCCCAACCAAAGCCGATCATTGTGCCAACTGATCCAAAGAGTTCAACGCCACTGATTGCTATCTCAATGGTGGCGATGGCCGTACCAAGCGCCTCAGTACCTTCAACACCCGTGATCTCTTGTACCGAAATGACTTCTGGTGACAATGTACCAAGATCACCAGTAGCAGCATTGCCTGTGATGATTGGCGAGACTAGGACTGAGTTGACAGCGCCAGTGGCTGAATTGCCAGTGATGGCAACAGTTCTGTTAATGCCGACTGTGCCTACATTGCCGGTGGCAATGTTTCCATTCTCTTGAATGGATATATTTTCTAGTAAATTACCAACAGCACCTGCGGCAGCATTGCCGCTAATAACGACATTGCCTATGCCATAGACACCCCTGCCGTAATAGCCTGTTCCATAAGCAGCCATGCCGCTGCTCCTCGGTTAAGCCAACCGGATCAGGCCGGTGCTTGCGTCATTGACAGGCATGGTCAGCGTGAATGTCCCAGCAGTCACAATCTGTGAGCCAAATGTGTGCACACTTACCGCCTTGTTTGACTGAGTTGAGTTGTAGATCAAGACAGCATCAAATGCTGTGGATAAGGTCACCGCTGAATATGTGATGCTGGCGCTTGGCGTGACAAATGCTGTCGTGCCACTGGTGCTCGGTGCAGTGCCAAATGTGACGGTGACACCACCTGCGGTATAGCCTGTACCTGTCACCTCACCTGTGGCCGTATAAGCCGTTGTAGAGGCATTGATGGTGGCAGAAGCCAAATACAAGGCCGCCTTGAAAGTGTCAGCGGCAGTTGATGCTCTGACAACTCCAACGCCAAAATTATGGTGACCCTCAAGTAACTGGTCTTTAAAACTTGTACACATTGCTTGCGTGTTAGCCATGATTTAATCCTTATCCAATTGCTGCCGCAACGCCATCGGCTGCGACACTTTGTTTCAACACAACATGGACTGATCTGTGTACCAGTTCGTCATCCAAACGATATTCAACCCAACTGATGATCTCTTTGTCGTTCTCAATCGAACCCTCAGACTTGTGCAACAAGGACTCATCCATGTCGCCTTTGGTGGTGGTGATCATCATCCGAATGTCCTTGCTCTTGCCAAGATTGCGCCGCCAGAGGTTGAGCCACGATCATCAGCAATCTGCAACTGCTCTAAGCCAGCGGCATACAACGATGACCACACAGTGATTCTCGCATCGTCTTGCAAGTATGGCGCAGCCTGTAAAAGTGCGCCGTACAAATAAACATCAGGCGCTTGTGTCAGCAACCAACTAGTTTCAACAGTCGATGACAACTTTGTCAATTTTGCGTAGTAGACCAGCTCTGCTGTGTATGCGCCATCAGGTATCGGCAAAAGTCTGAATTGGTTGCCCACCACGCTGAAATACAGTGGCTTGCCACTGGATAAGTAAGTGGTGTTCGACAATGAATCCATGGCATCAATCGTCTGAAATGTCAGATTGGTCACTGGATTGGTGTTGAGTTTGATGGCCTTGGCTTCCAAGAAATCATCAGGCACTGTGCCGTACTCAGCAGCCGCCGCAAAGGATGCAGTGGCACGCACAATCATCTGTCGTGTGCGT